GGTGGTTCTAGAGCTGAATATCTTTTGAATGGTATTTCCTACTCAGATTTGCCATCTGAGTTTAACGCTTCTCCTGAAGAGTTAAGCCGTGCCATTCAGAAGGCGAACACTGTTGCGGGGTGGACAAGACACCAGGTGTTCGTCTTGGAAGCTCTCACGAGAGAGTCTCCTATTGATATTTGTCCGTCCAGACTTCGGTCTGTCGAGACGGGGGGTAAGTGGAGGACAATTAGCGTTGGTGACGTTAATTGTAATTTAGCTAGGCCTCTACATACTGCTATCTATAACCACATTTCACGCTTCAAGTGGCTTTTACGAGGGGATGCTAAGCCGCGAAGGTTTGCTGAGTTTTCGCCTCAACCAGGTCAAGTTTTTGTTAGTGGCGACTATGAATCTGCCACTGACAATCTTAATGGTTGGGTTCAACGTGAGTTGTTGGACCTGATCCTTAACCAGGCAACTCAGATCCCGAGAGGGATTGCAGACCTTGGTAGACAATTACTCCGGACTCCCATGCAGTGGGAGGATGATGGCCCAGTTGTTTATCAGGAGCGTGGACAATTGATGGGGAACTTGATTAGCTTCCCCCTCCTCTGCCTCGTTAATTACCTGGCATTCAGGTATTTTTCGGGGTCGAGTGGACCCGTCCGCATCAACGGGGACGATATCGTTTTTCGTAGTACCCCTGCGGAATACGAACGTTGGAGGGATGGAGTTAATCGATCCGGTCTAGTCCTTTCACCCGGGAAGACGATGGTTGATCGTCGTTACTTTTCATTGAATAGCACTCTTTTCAAAGCTTTTGATCGAAGAATTGATGTGGTACCTTGTATCCGTTCTTCCGCTTTTGGCCTTCGGACCGATTGCGGCGGAGTGGAAACTCTGCGAGGGAGATACAGTTCGTTCTGCCCTGGTTTCTTCGGATCCAGGCGATCATTGCTTCGGATTGAGTTCTTGAAATGGAATGCTAAGTACATCCTGTCTTCGGACAGGTCTGTTTCCCGTGGACTAGGTCTTCCTGTCTACCGTCATGAGCTTATTCATAGCCACCTCTGGGATCGAGAGGCGCACTATCTCTCTATGGAGACTGAAAGGCCTCTTCCTGTTTCGAAAGGGCATTTGGAACAGGATAAGGTCCCAGAGGGTTGGGAGCTACTTGAGGTAGATAAGTTGACAAAGAAGATGCGTGAGAATCTCCGATTGATCGGGCCTGAGTTTATTGCTTGTGCCTGGTCAGACCCCAAAAGGGTTGGGGGATTGGACAAATTCGATTACAAAGCTGAGGTTGTACGGACGGGTTCTGGTCCGTTCCTCGGCCACTGCAGGAGGCCGCTAAGGTGCTTGGCTGCCTTGCTGGGGTTGTCTCCGGCCAATACTCGGCGTTACCTTACCCCAAAGGTAAGGCGTCCGGTGGAGTATTGGTGGAAACGTAATCGAATTCGAGTGTGGCAACCAGTCAGTCCGATTCGTTCGGTTACTGAATCGCGCCCGGAGGTCGAGGTGCATGAGGAAGGGGTGGGGTGTCCTATCTGTTACGAAGCCTCGGCAACTCGTGTGACTACTTGTGGTCATTCTTTTTGTCGAGTGTGTTCGGAGGCTTGGTTTCTGCGTAAACAGAATTCTTGCCCCTGTTGTCGATCAGAGGTTTCTCCTCCGGTTGGCCGTTTCAGTCGGGTTCCTCCTCCGACCTCTTTCTCCAGTATCGTGGTGGCACAATTTACGAATTACACCGACCTCGATACATAGTTGGCGGCCGTTCATTCGGTAGCTGGCGAGGGCTTCGGGCCCCACAGCAGTGAAACTGCTGCGTTGGGAAGACGGATCCTTCGGGGTTCCATCGCTTTTGTGAGTGGTGGTTTCTTGGAGGATTGCTCCGGCGTTGAAGCCGGCGGTGGTCATCCAATCAAAGTCCAAGGTGTTCATTTGTCATGAGACTCCTCGACCTCTTAATGTCTTCCACGGACGTAAA